AGGCTTGAACTGTTGAGTCAATGTCTGTGTTGACTAAGACGTTAGAACCACCATTCTGGAGAGTACCAGTGAAGTTAGCTGTGCCGTTTACGTACAAGTCTTTCCATTGGTTAGACGCACTACCCAAATCATAAGTGTTATTAGCTTTAGGTCTAAACTCAGAGTTAGTTGACACATATTCCTGTGCAGGGCCAGTAACCTCAATAGGCGCACCCTCTGCAGTTGTGCCATCGTGCGTATGTCCAGTAGAAGCATCAAACGCTGACTGGATAGCATCAAACTCACCATCAAAATCTGAAGCATTGACTACGTTACCATCCGCAATGTTATCGACGGTATCGTTACGAGTGTAACCTGTGCCCATTAGAGAGTTCCTTACTGTCTGTCGTTTGTCGTAAATTCAATGGTGATTGCGTCTAGTGAAAATGGAGGACCAGTGCCTTCAAAAACATATTGTAGGCTAAATGTAAATCCAGAACCTACGAGTTGACTGTTGAAAGTATACTTCAACTTGCCACCAAAAGTAGCCGTGCCATATATACTTGATCCATAAAAAGATGCTGTACCTACGTTATTAGTTAAATTAATAGATTGAGGTTGAGCAATGTTGACTTCATCAAAATCAAGTTTAGGTGTAACTTTACCTGTAACAGAACCTCTAGGATCTAGGTAGGTAGTTAGTTTATAGAATGTTTTTCTAAGTCTTGGATCTGTTATAGAGAAGAAAGGGGTAGAGTAGAATGCTCTAATCACTTTACCATCAAAGCTACTACCTGACTCCATTCTATACACATAGCCATCTCTGTTCGCAAAGATAATAATTTCACCTTGAGCTTCATTAGAATACACGCTGTCAATGACATATACCAGAATACCTCTGGTTTCTGCCCATGCCATACCCTGAGAGGTTTGGTCTGCAAACTGTGTACCTAAAATACCTGAAGCAGAGTCTTGTACCACACTGACAGAATAACCAAACATGCGGTACTGGTTCTTGGACCTAATAACACAGGATGCAAAGCTCGTGTTGGCACTGACAACTCTGTTAGCCTCAGACTGGATGGGCCTTGATGCCACAGCCAAACCAAAGTCACCAATTCGATCAGTCGCACTTAAAAGCCTAACACCATCAGGCCCAAGGAATGCAATGTCACCACCAACTTCCTGTATAGTATCCTCTCTTACGCAACCAATGTCAAGTGAAATCGGCTGAAGAGTAAAGTCAGAAATAGTGTTGCCTACAAGTCTGTGGATCTTGCTAGTGCTGAAGATGATCAACTGCTCACGGAAAACAATCAGACCAGTGATTCTGTGGGGTATGGTGATTACACCAGCACCATTCGCAGCACTAAAGTCAGAGTCTGTGTAGGGTGCAGTAAAGACAAGCTGGTTGCCCTTAGAGAAAAAGAGGTGGCTCTTAAACTCTGCTACGTGGTCAGAACCAACAACATCAGCAGGTGCTGCATCCAAAACTGTAAAGGTTGTACCGTCATACCTGAGGGGTGCATTTGTTCCATCAACACCCATGATACGAGATGTGCCAGTAAAGTTGTATCTTACAAAGCGATGCTTGCCACCAGCACTGCGGTCTGTGCTTAGGAATGTTACAGCAGCATTGTCTGCAGGTGATGTAGCCAGTGCTGGGCTGATTGTCAGTGCTGCATCACCGCCAGTCACAGTAACTGCATTGGTGATTGTATAAACCTTCCCAATGCCAGCGACAGTAAATGTGTCACCAATCTGAGGGATGCCAGTCAGGCCATCAACATTGAGAGTTGTACCAGTCTGGCTACCACCATCTACAAGAACAGTGCCATAGTCGGGTGTGTTGATCCTAGTCCAGCCAGTACCAGACGACTCCCACAAGTCTGCATTGCGGTACACAACAGCCTTCTGTTTGAAGAAGACAATACCCTCTATCAGGTCTACAGTGTTGTTCGTAAAGGTGACTGCTGCCTTGTCTGCAGGAGAGCTATCCAAAGACGTAGACAGAGTAAGTGTTGCAGTCTTTGCGTTAGAGTCAAAGGTTACTGCAGATACTGTATATGTACCTGTTACCCCAGTAATCGTGAGAGTATCACCCTTTACTGGAGTAGCAAAGATGTTGGCAAGAACAAGAGACGTGCCTGTTTGACCACTACCCTGAACAACAGGCTCACCATACAGCGGGACAGGATCTTCATCAAACTTGCTGTAACCTTCAATGCGACGATAGCCACCCTCAATAGAAGGCTCAAAGTTTGTCAAGGATCGTGCAGACCCGGGGAAGTCGATACCCTGCTGCAGGGGGCTGACATTAGTAATCAACCCACCACGCATTTCAACAGGGAATGTCTGCCACTGTGTAGGCATTAAGCGACCCTAGAACCAGAGAAGGAACCACCACCCATAATACGAGTGTCTCTCACGTAGTCGTATCTATTGATGTAGAGGGTTCTCATGTCCTTGACCCCCTCCTCAAACTTCTGAAACTGAATGGTTGCATCCTGAGTGTTACCACGGAACAAGTAGGCATGGTACATTGCACCGTCAATAATCACATAACGGAATTGCTCAGGGATATTGGGAACGTCTGTAGCACCGATCAAGTCAACTGGAAGTCTGTAGTATTCATACACCAACTCATAGGCATTGTCAGGTGCAGGGTACACACCAAAGCCCTGATTGGGAGTGCGGAAGACTAGACGAGGAATAGTACGGATGCCAGTGTTGCTGGTGTTGTACTCATCATCCACGTATCTTTCCAGATACTCTTCGTATGCAATAATCTTTAACTTCTGTGTTTCATTATTAAAAGTAGAAGACCGCTTGATCCTGAAAGAGTCAAAGTCAACTGTCTTGGTGTCAGCAGGATAACCATAGCGAATCTCGCCAGCAGTCAGCACATCCTCCTGCTCGACATGATTAAACGGCCACTCAAATGCAGCCTGATTGATGTACCGCAGAGAAGCATTGACAGAGTCTTTTGCTGCACTATAAAAGCCAGTGACAGTAGCAAAGTTAGCGGAGGTCAGCTCAACTTCATTAAGTCTTTTGTTGATGTCATTTACAAGGCCAAGGAAGTCATACGCCATTTATCTCTCCTTGATCCGCAGTTTTACAACTCTCTCTGCCTGACTACCAGAACTGTCTGTAATCCTGCAGTAGAACTTGTACTCTATATTGTTTGTGCCACTACCAATATTGATTGTGGTAATAGTAGAGTTGTTGGTCTGTGCTACATTTTGAATGCTGTTGACAGTTTGTCCTGCGTTGATGGCAGTTTTAACCCCAGAAGCGTCATCAACAAACCACTGAGCAGATGTGACAGTTACACCTGTACCAAGGAATCTCGACCAGTCAATGCTGTAGTCAAGTGTTTCATCAGGGTCTTTATTCGGCCAACGATAGCTCATCTGTGTGTCCTATGTCACTTTTATTGTACGATCTGCAGATGTCGTTTTGCGATCCACTACAATAACTGTCCTGTTTTCAGCAGCAATTCTGACAGTTCTTTCTGCACTGGTTGTAGCCATTATGCAGCCCTCGAAAGGTAAATGGTTCTCTGTCTGCTGTAGGTCTCTTTAACAGCTTCAAAATTAAACTGTATGCCAGTTTCTGTTGTATTACCTGCAACAATAATAAGTGTTGGTGTAGTAATACCAGCAGCAGTATTTACCTGTACATTATTTACTGTGCCTATAGCAGAGACACTAAGCAGTACTTCGACAGGTTGTGTTTCAGGTGTGCCTATTTCACCTGTTGCTGCAACACCCGTAATACCTGCAGTTGTGTTAAGTGTTACACTATTAATATTGCCTGTGGCCTCAACGCTATTGAGTAGCTCAGAGACATTTACAGTTACAGCAACTATAGACGCAGTAGCAAATACACTGTCAAGTGATTCGGATATATTTGGTTGCACATTTGGTGTTTCAAACGTGCCTACAACCGAATTTACGTTGGTAGTATTGCTGAAAGTAAAGGAGCCAATAGCACCTGTGGCAAATACACTTGTAACCTTTTCAGTAATATTTGTCTGTACCGCTGTAATGTTTACAGTACCAGATACACCTGTAGCAATATTCTCAGATATATCTACTTCAAAGCCCCCTACTGCCAGACCTTCTACAGTTGTAGTGATAGCTGGAGTAGTTACAGGTTGTGCAACTGGTACTGTAACACTGTTAGCAAAGCCCTGTGCAGGTACACCAGTGACAATTTCAGTGATGTTAGGTTGAACTGCTGTTACTGCAGTTGTACCCTGTACACCATTTACAGGTACTCTGTTGACAGACTTGATAATCCAGTTGTCATTAACAAAGCCTTCAGCAGAAACACTATTCAGCAGTTCTGAAATATTAGGCTGTACTGCTGCTACTGAACCTGTAGCTGAAACAGACTCAAGAACCTCAGAGATGTCGATTTCAAACTGGCCGACACCGATAGGCCTAATGATGCCTGTAGCAGAAACACCCGTAATACCCGCAGCAGTATTAACAGTAACACCAGAGACTTGCCCTGTCCCTACTGCTTGGTCTAAGTTGCTTACGATGAATTGCCCATAACGGGCTACACCGTAAACAGCCTGACCATAATATGCTGCGTTAAACGTAACAGCCATTTCCGCTAGACCCTTTTATTAGGCGATGCGAACCACAGCATTTGAAGCATCTGCAGCGGGGAACTCAATGGTCAAGTCACCAGCCGTAGCACTAACAGTACCGCCAAAGTCAATAACACAAATGGCCTTGTTTGATTTGCTGGAGTTATAAATAATACAACCATCTGCAGCAACGGACACATCATCAAAGACTTCATCTGTAAAGTCAACAAATGCTGTAGTACCGCTTGTAGAAATAGTTGCGCCATCTAGTGCTTGACCACCAGCAGAGTAGTTAGTTCCAGATGCTTCATCCGAGTTACCAGTAACATCGGAGTAGTTAGTTGTCGCAGCACCATAAGTTCCCGAAGGAGAGTCTTTGATAAGTGCCAGCTTGATAACGTCTGTATCAAGATCGTGAGTACCACCAAGAAGTTCTTCCTTGAAACTGGTACACATTGCAGTTGTGATTGCCATGTCTAATAGTCCTTCCTATATTGCATTAAAGTTTGAGCAGAGATAATGTCTCTATCCTGTCACGTTGAGTAAAACCTGTTGTTCCCTACCGCAACCCTGTAGTCTAGATTAATCTCTATGGACTTAGAGGGGTCGTGTCCCCTACCACCCTCTTCTAAGTAAGCGAGGAAAGTCTTCTGGCTCCAGACTATGGGGGACCACAGCATACCCTGTTCGTTTAGGGATCTAGCCAGTGCTTCTCTAAACTTTCGGTCGAGGACTGCAGCCTCATCCAGTTTCCAGTATACGTCAGTCAAAGAAAAAACTTTGTGCTCGAAGCCATCAACTTTTTTCTTAGAGTGAAGTATTCTCATGGAGTAGTGGGGGCCACCCGAAAGCAGCCCCCTATTACTTATGCAAGCTGATCACGATCAACTTCGGCAGCACCGATACGACCATCAATGTCCACCAGGACAGCCCACACGCGGAGCACACCACCCGTCGGGGCAGTAGTAGCAGCGTCAATCTCGATGTCAATGGTATCAGCCGAACCAAAGACCACCGGGACAGTGGCAGCAGCCGGAGCATACGTACCAGCAGTAGAGGCAGTAGCATCCCACGAAGCCACGAAGGCGTCAACATCACCACCAGTGACACCAAGCAGGAGACGGGTATCAGCCGACTCACCAGCAAGGGCAGTGATGACTTCCAGACCAGCCGTCAGAACAACGGTGTTAGCCGGAACATTGATGGCTTCGATGATGTCATCAGCAGCAAGAGCAGAACCCTTGGCAGTAGCAGCAGCAGCGAAGTCAACAGTCACGTCAACGAAGTAGGGGACCGAACCAGCCGTACGACCGGAAGTGGCACCCCCTGCAAGAGTAGTAACAGTAGCCATATTCTCAGTCTCCTACTAGGCGAGATTATATTTAGCTGCAGTAATACCCTCAGGACGCAGAATCTTACGACCATAGAGGTGCATACCACGCACGATGTCAGCGAACGAGTCCGGGTCACGGAAGGTCTCGGTCTTGTTGATCTGCTCGGCGGTAGCAACAGCCGAATCATGACCAGCAACAATCACACCATAGTCGGTGTCCTGGTTGTCGGTACCAGTGGTAGCCGGGCCAGTACCAACCGACGGGAGGTTGTTCGAGACGTACACACGGAAGCCATTCCACTTCGGCATGATGAGACCGTTGCGGAGAGCATCCGAGTCACCAAAGTCAGCGTTGAGGAAGCGCGAGTCTTCATCAGCCAGAACTTCCATGAGCACCGGGTCGATAACAATCCAGCGGCCTTCTTTGTCCACGTTCTGCTGGTCAAGCAGGCGAGCCATACGGTTGATGAGCATCACAGGCGAGACGTAAGCAGTCGGGAGGGCAGTGGCACCCGGAAGACGGGCAGCAACCGGAATCGAGTGATCACCAGCCGCACCAGTGGTAATGTTGCCGAAGTCACCCTTCTTGAGTTTCATCGACGACAGAAGTTCATCTGAACCAGCGGTCGTAATGGCTTTGGTACCGTTCACTTGGTCGTTGACAGTGTCAGCGTTGTCGTGAAGAGCCGACTGCTTGTAGCCCGACAGATAGCCAAGAACTTCTTGGTCATGCTGGTCAGCAAGACGGTAAGCAGCGCGGTTGGTAGCAAGGTCCATGAAGTTCACATGCGAGTGAGCTTCTTCGATATCCAATGTGTTATCGCTTGGGAATTTAACCCTCGCTTCTGTAAGTTGTATTCCCTACAGTTCAGACTATATCATCACCCACGTGGGGTGTCGGGGTCTCGTGTGCTTTTTGATCTTTAGTCTTGCTGGCGTTTGCCTGCGTCTTTTCTCAAAAAGCTTAGTCGTTGAACCTTCAAATCTCTTCCGAGATAAGCTTGGCTGCTGATTCCCATCTCAGGGTTCCAGCAATTCACCCGATTTGCAATAAGCATTTCTGCTTAATGGGACAAATATCTATCCACTTTGAACGCAAAGTAATTGGCTTTGTCGACAACCAGTGAGAAGTCCTCGTCATCAAGGTCTTGGGCTTGAATCTGAGTACCACGGACATACGACGAGACCGAGATTTCCGGCTCTTTGATGATACGAACGGTATCGCCTTGGGCCGAGATTTCACCAAAATCAAATGTGTTACAGGAGCTTTTTTAATTGTGCCCCTCTTAGGGTTTCCCCTAAGTTCAGACTATATCATCACCCACGTGGGTGTCCTGCGCTCGTGTGATCCAGTTACTTGGTAACTTGTAGTACATGGACTCTATTACGTAAGGTTTGATAAGAAGTTCAAGTTTTTTAGACTCTTTCGTGTTAAAGGCTAGGTAGTAAGTGCCGTGCTTTTTAGAGAGTCTTTTTTTACCCTGAATTTTCCAAACTTCCTGAAAGTACTGAATGATTGTGTCAATCTCTTCTTCAGAACAATACGTGGAAATTCTCATCTCACAGCTACAACTTGTAATTTCGTCAGTTGTTTTACTGCGAGTAAACTTCTTGCTTAAACCACCGTCGTCCATGTACCAGTAGGCGATACCTTCAGGATTTAGGTAGTCAAGCATCTTGCGCGTGTATGTTTTTTTGCCGTAGGGGTAGAGCACTCGACGCATTTGGTTAAAGTACTTGTGTGCTTTACCGTATTTACCGTAGTGCACTTCTCCGGAAGGTGTTTTAGAAGTGTACCAGTTTACTGAGTTCTGCTTTCCGCCAAGAATACTATTAATCTTTTTAGCCTTAAGCTCAATGTATTCTTTTTGTTTATCAGAGTGACTGAACTGTAGAACACAGTTGCCTTGAGTCACTTTATGCACACTTCCATCACCGATGGCCATACCGTACAAAATACCACGTTGGGTAGAGTTCATGTTGTTACCTTTCTTACGAGCTAGTGCCCATGTCTTTGGCAACTGTATCTTAGTCGTTGAACCGTCCTTTGTCAAGGCTTGGCTGCTGATTACCTTATCCTAGGACTTAGGCTTCCAGCAATTCACAGGATTTGCAATAGGCATTCCTACCTAAGGGACCAAGTTGGTTTAGTCAGAGTTGGTAATGTCGCCAACGATAGTTTTCTTACGGAAGGCGAGTTGAACTTTTTTGGAGTAGATAACCGACGAGAAGTTGCCGTTAGGCAGGTTACCGTACCCCGCAGCGGAAGTAAAAGCCATGTTAATTCCTCCTTGGATGTTTGGCTTTAGTGCATGAGAATGTAGACCTATACAGAGACTACACTCTGCTACAGGAGAGCTAAACACTTCATAGAGGAGGCTGATCTTTTCTAGGGTGCAATTACGTCGTAGAGTAAAAGGATCAGTTTTACTGTCTAGAGTAATTGGGCCTATACTTCGAGCAGGTGGGTCCTTATCAGATGTTTAAGCTTTTAGTATCTTTGGGGAAAGAGAGAACTCGAAGGTAGCTCAAGGGAGGGCTTCTGAGTTCTCTCGTAGTTATAGTAGTCTAATCAGTGGTGTCAACACTTATCGAGCACCACCGGAAACATCGTAAATAAACTTGCCAGAACGAATAGACGCATCAATAGCCTCAGCGTTAGCGGCATACTCACGGTCACTCATACGGGCAACTTGAGACTCTCGGAATACACCGTCTGTCCCAGTGGAGTCAAGAGAAGTGCGCTGACCTTTCGGAACAGATTTAGCAACTTCCTTGGCTTTTCTTCTGTAGTCACTCGGTGTCTTACCGTTGTCTACTTTGTAGAGGTCGATCACACGGATAACACTGTGGGGATCATCCGAGTTTTCGTAGAGAGCGTCTTGAACCCACTTAGGTTGTTCTTCTGCCCAAGTATGGAATGCGTCAGAGTTACGGAGGTCATCAAAGTCCGAGTGAGCTTTACGGATAATGTTTTCCGCTTTGTCTCGTTCTGCCTCGTATTTAACGCGGTCGAGTTCAGCGAATCTAGCCTCAGCATTCTTGAAGAGTTCTTTAGCTTTCTTGGCAGCAATAGTCTCAACAATAGAAGCTACATCAGGATACTGTCTGGCCCAAGCAGCAATGTCTTCATCCGTTTTAGGTGGACGAATATGCTTTGGTCCGCTCTTGAGAGTTTCTTCAAGCTCAGCAATACGAGCCTTGTACTCTTTCTCTTTTTCGGCCAAGTGACGACGAACATCTCCATAGCGTTTCTTAAAGGATTTCTCCTCAGGGCTTAGGTCTGAGTCATCGTCTTCTTCTTGTGCTTGAGTTTGTAAACCTTCTTCTTGTTTGGTACGACTCTGGGTCTGTACTTGGGTGTCCTCAGAGCTTTGGCTATAGGATTCTTCTTCGTCATCTTGACTAGTCCCGTTAAGGAGAGCTTCAAGTTCTTTTTCATCTTGCTCAATACGTGCTTGTCGTTTGGCTCGATTATAGCTAGTTTCAACGTGACCAGCAGTTTCTTGTTTGGACACAGAAGTAAGTTCAGGCATAATGTTTCCTTTATGTTGGGGCCAGCGGATAGCCGGGTAGCCTTATAGTTGAGTTATAGTCTGTAAGTTATATTGTTGAGTTATAGCTTAAAGGTTATTTTTGGTCTTTTTGGTAGGGCGCTTGACAAGACCACCCTTCTTCAGGTAAGTCATATCACTGTAGTCTACGTCAGGACGCGGTTTTGGTTTAATAGAGGTTTCTGGTGCAAGTTCAGACATGTCACCAGAACTCAAACCGGAGATACTTGATCCAGACGTTGACGGAGCGGATGTGCCTGAGTAGGAATGGCCCTTCGCCGGAGCACCAGACGTACCAATCTTTGAACTCAGACCTTCGCCCGGAGCGGAGCCACCAGTATCTCCACCAGAGGTACCACCAGTTCTACCACCTGTAGTACCACCCGTAGTACTGCCCGTAGTACCGCCACCAGTTCTACCACCTGCAGCCCCCCCAGTCGGAGTAGGTCTACCACCCTCAGCTTTATTAAGGGCAAGAGCGTCTTGGTATCTAGCTTGACCAGAAGAAATAACGGGAGCTAAAAGTCTTCCAGCAAGACCCAAGTCTTTTGTTTGTTCTTCGGCAGACTTAGTAAGAGTAGCAACAACGTCTGAGTCTTTACCGTACATATCTGTAGCTACAAGAGTAGCTGCACTAGTCCTTGAGAGTTGAGCCAAGTCCCCGACCATACCACCAAAAGGAAGACCGCTCTTACTAGCGTATTCAAGAAGACCATTTGCATCCATAGCAAAAAGATTGTCACCCCTAGGAGCAGACGACGACGGACCCATACCCGGTGGGTAGTTGTAGGAGTCACCACCACCGCCTGTGTCATACCGAACAGGTTCAGCTTTCTTTTCTAGACTAAATCCTTCCGGGATGGGAGACATAGGTTGGTCACCCTTGAAAGGAATAACCATAATCTCTCCGTTAGGCCCGTAGTAAGTTCTATAAGAAATCCCTGTAGAACTCAAACCAGTCTGGGGGAATAACGAACCACCGACAGTACTCCATTGTTCCGGTTGGAAAGTGTTGTAGCTCTGGATAAGGTCCATGTAGTCTTGAATTTTATCTTCTGTGACATCACCTCCGGTAGCGTAGCCTTGGACCATACCACCCTGGGCAAAAGTAACACCCTTCTGTTGAAGTTTACCCTTGATAGTCGGATCAGACTGGACAGCATTGATGATGTTATCCAAGACGTTATCATTAGAGAAATCGACAAGGCCACCAGCAGCCATTTGCATGGGAGCCTGACCCTGACCAATCTGAGCGAGAGCCATCATCTCTTCTTCTGAGAGACCCCCGCCCTGAGGAGCACCCATTGGCTCACCACCGATACGACCATCTTCTTCCATTTGGCCCATGCCTTCTTTGGCTTCTGAGCGGAGGTCCTCAAAGAATTTCACACCGTAGTACCGCACGACATCAGCCGGAACGACGTACTCACCCTCTGAAAGTTGGGCAGGAACATCATCCCGCACTTCCTCTGACATACTGCCCGGAGGCACTTCGTTACCAGAAACAGGGTCCATTCTCATCCCGTCGTCTGACAGACCACCTTCTTGGAATAAGTTCATCTGTTCTTCCATTGATCTAACTTGGCCTCC